CATTGCGGGCAAGCTGAAGGCCATTGCTTATGTGGCTGCTCCGCAAGGTACGAGCCTGAGCAAAGCTCTCGAAGGTCGTGGTCCGTTGGGTACGATTAATTTTCAGACATCGTCCGACCGCTGCCAGCTCTTTTATCCACACGTCGTCGGTTTGCTCGGTCTTGAAAACCTTGCCACCCATGCGGCAGGATTGCGAATGAAAACCGATGTGGAACAGGGCTACTGGTTCAGCATCTCCAACCGCGAGCTCTTGGGCGTAACGGGTGTGGAAATCGGTCTGACCGCCCGTGCGGACGATCCACAGTCCGAAACCAACCGTCTGAATGAAAAAGGCATTACGACTGTATTTAATTCCTACGGTACAGGCTATCGTATGTGGGGTAACCGCCTTGCCTGCTTCCCGACTACATCGCATATTAAAAATTTTGAGGTGGCGCAACGCACCGGCGACATTATTGACGAGTCTATCCGTCGTACTGAGCTGCAATATGTCGACAAACCGATTGATGATGCGTTAATCGACAGTTTGATTGAGACGGTTCGTACTTATTTGGGTACGCTGCCCTCCATCGTGGGTTTCTCGGTTGGTTTGGACTATGACTACGACCTTCCGGATGCGTTCAGTAAGGGTCAAGTGCCGATTGTTTACGACTACACGCCTAAACTGCCAGCCGAGCGTCTGACCAATGCCAGCGTGATGACCCGCAAGTATCTTGTCAATCTGGTATCGGCTAACTAAGGTCGTCTGAAAAGGAAGAAATATGTCTGCAATCAATGCAATCTACAATGCCAACATCTATATCGACGGTAACAGCCTTTTGGGTAATGCTTCCGAGTTTAAGCTGCCTGAGTTTGAGTTTGGTCAGGACGACCATACCGGTCTAGGTATGGTCGGTACCATCAAACTGCCAAACGGCGTTGAGGCACTGGAAGGCGAAGTTACTTGGAACAGCTTTTATCCCGAGGTGGCGAAAAAGGCATCCAACCCATTCAAGGCCGTGCAACTGATGGTACGCGGTAACCTGCAAACCTTTAATGCAGCAGGTTTGGCGGAAGAAGTTCCTATTGTTACCACGGTAACAGCAATGTTTTCAAAAAACGCCTTGGGCGGTTATAAGCCAAAGGAAAAGGCGGAATTTAGCTCAACCTACCAGGCAACAGAAGTCCGCCAAGTCGTCGGAGGTCGTGAAGTGCTGTACTACAACGCGTTCAAAAACATCTACCGCGTGGACGGTCAGGACGTTTTGAACCAAATGCGTAAAAACATTGGCGCTTAATCTTTAAATCGGATTAAAAGCCGTTTCAGACGACCTTTGACACAATCACCGTATCTTTCCGATACGGTGATTTTTTATTTTTGGAGAACGAAATGAACGAAGCAAAACAGATGCAGGCGGATTTGGGTGTAAATACCGTTGTGAAACTGAAATATCCGGTCAGACTGGCGACGGGGCAGATGTTGGAGCAGGTAACCGTCCGCCGTCTGTGTGTGGGTGACTTGCGCGCCGTCTCGCATCTGACAAATGAGGCGGAGCAGGAGCTGGCCCTGTTTGCCCGCATGACAGGCATGATTCCCGAAGACTTGGATTGCTTGGATTTGGTGGACTGGAAACAGTTGCAGGAAACGTTTCGCCGATTCACGGAATCCGACCAAGACAAATAGTCCACCTCTTTCAAAGCCTGAAGCGCAGCAGCAGTTGCTGTCTGCCGCTGCTGATTTGGCATGGGGGTTCGGTTGGAGCGGGGATGAGGTTTATCCGCTGCCGCTGGACGAATTTGAAGACTGGCAGAAAGAAGCAACCCGCCAAATGAAGGCGGGTTATCGAAGAGGCGGGATTTAGAATTTCAGAGCCGTGCCGTTCGCGGTACGGCTTTTGATTTTGTCTTTAATAAATATTGTTGCAGCCGATAAACCTCCAACCAGCACTCCGACAATAAATGTAGGAATGAATCCGACAAGCAACCAAGCTATTGCCCCTAAAAAACATGCCAGCAGCAGAACGGGCAACATGACGGCAAGGTCGGCAGGCGTATTAGTTATAACAGCCCAAGCAATGCCGAGCATATAAACGGCAAACAGACCTTTTGCCGCCAGGTCGCTGACGCGGTCAAACACAGTTTCATATTTGCTGTTGATATACATGGCCATCCCTTTCTTTTCTTGAACAAATTCTAAATTGCAGGCAGTCATATGGCAAGCGGTTTTTCTTTAGGCATTACCATCGGCGCATCGGTCGGTGGTGCAGTTGCAGGTATCAAATCAGTCAAGTCGTCTTTGGACGTTTTGGATAAAACAGTCAAAGGTCTGGCGGCACGGCAAAGCCTGCTTGGCGAAACGTTGCAAAATCCTCTACGGATGAGCCGCAAACGTGTTGGCGAACTTAGACGAGAATATGACCAGCTTGGTCAGACTATCGCCAAAATTAACCGCAAACGCAGCCTCGTTGCTGATTTGCAGCAGCAGAAACAGGCTCATTACGACCGCCGCCGCGCAATCAAAGACGAATTTTGGGGAGCAGCCGGAGCTGTAGCAGGGGTGGCATTCCCGGTGAAACTGGCCGTCGAATTTGAATCGGCAATGGCAGATGTCAAAAAGGTCGTTGATTTTGATACGCCCAAGCAGTTTAAGGAAATGGAACAGGACATTTTGCGCCTGACACGCACTATCCCTATGGCAGGGACAGAGCTGGCAAAAATCACTGCATCAGGCGGTCAGCTGGGCGTGGCGCGCAAAGACTTGCCTAAATTCACAGAGACCATCGCCAAGATGTCGGTAGCGTTCGACATGGCTGCCGATCAGGCAGGCGACAGCATGGCGAAACTTGCCAATGTCTATCAAATACCAATCGACCAAATCGGCAAACTGGGCGATGCAGTCAATCATTTGTCCAACTCAAGTCCTGCCAAGGCGGGCGATATTATTAATACGCTCGGTCGAGTGGGTGGCGTTGCCAAACAATTTGGATTGACCGAAATTCAGACGACCTCTTTATCCAATGCGTTTATCAGCCTAGGCAAAACGCCTGAAATCGCCGGTACGGCAATTAACGGTATGTTGACCAAATTGATGACTGCGGATAAGCAAGGAGCGAAATTCCAAAAAGCCCTGAAAAATATGGGGATGGAATCAAAAGATTTGAAGAAAGCCATCAAGGAAAACGGCGAGCAGGCGTTGATGGACTTTTTGAAACAGGTCGGAAAACTGCCTAAAGAAAACCAAATGGGCGCACTGGTTGATTTGTTCGGCTTGGAATATGCCGATGATGTCGCGGTATTGGTTGGTGGGTTGGAGACCTATAAGAAATCAATCAATGAACTCAAAAAAACCTCAAAAGACGGTAAACCTGTGTTTATCGGCAGTATGGATAAAGAGTTTGCCGCCAGGTCTGCCACGACAGCAAACAACTGGCAAATCTTTAAAAATAGTTTGACGGAAATCGGTATCACAGCGGGCAGTGTATTGTTGCCCGCGCTCAATCAGCTGATGACGACCATCCGCCCGATTATAAACAGTTTTGCAGATTGGGCATCAAAAAATCCCGAAGTTGTATCCGCACTCGTGCATCTTGCGGCAGGGTTTGCGGCGTTGAAGGTCGGTGGGCTAATGTTCCGTTTTGTCGGAAATGAGTTGTCCAGTTTGATGGTGTCGTTTCGGCTTGCAAAAGCCTTGCTCGGCGTTGACTGGCTTGCCACCGTTATCAGGTTTAAATCAGGCATTGGTGCGTTGGCCCGTATTTTCGGTGTAGTAAAAACGGCGGCAACACTGTTAGGTAGTGGTCTGATGAGTCTGGGTAGGTTTTTATTAATGTCGCCTATTGGCATTGCTTTAGCACTTCTTGGTGTTGCTGCTTATCTGCTTTATAAAAACTGGGATGGTGTAGTCGGTGGTGCAAAAGCATTGTGGCAAGATTTAAGTAATTTCATCAGCGGCGTAGTTAATTCCATAGCCTCTTTTTTCGGTACGTGTTGGGAACGCATCAAGGCATTTTTCAATAGCGGCATAGGCAATATCTCAGCGCAGATTATCAACTGGTCGCCGTTAGGGTTGTTTTATCAGTCGTTTGCCTCTGTTTTGTCTTGGTTCGGCGTACAGTTGCCGTCCAGCTTTACCCAGTTTGGTGCCAATATCATCCAGGGGCTGTGGAACGGTCTCAAATCAAAAATTGAATCGGTCAAAACTTGGTTTGCACAACAGGCCGCATCTCTCAAGCAAACTTTTGCCGGTGTAATGGGCATTCATTCGCCCAGCCGCGTTTTCCGCCGTTTCGGTGGTTGGATGATGGAGGGGCTGCAAATAGGTTTAGACAAAGGCGCGTCACGCCCAATCGCTTCGGTGACCAATACGGCTGGTCGTCTGAAAAGCGGTTTTGCAAACCATATGGGACAAATGGCGGCGCGGATATCATCTGGCCGCGCTGAATTTACGGATGCCCGCAACTCTCAGTCAACAGGCGGGATGACCATCAATTACAACCCAACCATCAATGCGCCGGGCGGTAATCCTCAGCAGATTGAGGCTGCACTGCAAATCGGTTTGCGCGAATTTGAGGCAATGTTTCGCCGCATGATGGACGACAAAGCACGGAGGGCTTATTGATGTATGCGATGTTGGGCGAGGTACGCTTTGAGCTTTTAAACAGCTTTACATCGCTTGAGGCGGAACATTCGGCAAACTTTGCCAAGCATGAGGTCTTGAAAGGCCGTCCGCGCCTGCAGGCCTTGCAAAACGAACTGACGACGCTGCGTTTTTCGCTCAAGCTGCATTGGCGGCTGGGTAATCCCGATACAGCTTATAAGGGGCTGCTGTCGGCTTTGGAAGCGCAGCAGGCGGTGTCTTTGGTTTACGGCAGCGGTCGTTTTGTCGGATGGTTTGTACTTGAGCGGCTGACGGAGCGCACGTTGATTCAGGACGCGCAAGGCCGGACGGCGGCGCGTGAATTGGATGTGGAGCTGACCCAGTTTGTCGGCGACCCGAATAACCCGCTCCCGACCCCGGCAGTCAAGTCGGGCGGGCAAAATCCGCTCCTGTCCTTATTGCCGGAGAGCGTGCAGGCAAAAGCGGGCAAATTGATTTCGGCGGTGGAAAAAGGTGTGAAAATTTACCGAGCAGCCGAAGCAGGCATCAGCGATATGCAGAATCTGATACAGGCTGCCAAAAATCTGGAAAACGACCCGTCAGGGGCATTAAACCTGTTGGGGGACGCACTCAATATCGGCGGCAGCACTTTAGGACGGCTCAATGCCTTGCCCGAAGTAACGGCGATTTTCGGAGACCTTAAAGGTGCGGCTGAATTTGCATTACAGGCAGGGCAAGCGGCCAACAGGCTGGGCGGTGCCGTCGGGGCATTGCGTGCCGGGTATGAGAGCGGCTCCATCGGCGGCTGGCTGGCTGCCGTCGGAGACGGTGTTGCCGAGGCATCTGATGCGATGGCAAACGGCTCTGCCGCTGCCCAGGCTTTGACCGGCTGGCTGGCGGCAAGAAAGGATAAATGATGAGTGCGGTAATACG